CGCCATAGCAGGCATTTCGCCGATCAATTCGCCGCTGGTAATCATACCGTGCACTGTACCCATTACAACTTCTTGAATTTGCTCTGGCGTCATGTTGGCCGATGTAGCCGCAATGCGTTTGGTTTCGGCGTCATACGCTTTAATTTGCGCTTCGAACTCTTTACGCTTAACATCTTGTGCTTCAAACGATTTCTGGACGTTTTGAAGCATCATGTGCATCTGCTCCATCTCTTTACCCATCGTCTGAATCTGCTGTTCAGCAGCTTGTAGCGCAGGAGACTTATCAGAAGCATCCAAAATCTTGGGGTCGATAGTACGAGCAAAACGATCCGCCATTTCCTGAGCACCGGGCCAATCCATGTTCTTGATGAACAGATCGCCAGCGACCTGCCAAAGTTGCGGATTGCCTTGCAGCAGTTGTGTCATGGCGTCAAGCGCTTCTTGACGCTTGGTCATATAGCTTGGCCCAACGGTGACGCAAACGTCGTATTTACCGACGCTTGGGTTATAAATCTTCTCTAAAACAACCGCTGGATTATTAGGATCAACGATCTTTTTGACCGGTTCTGGCTGCGTTGGGTCGATTTTAGCTGTGCTAATTTCGCCGTCCATGCCGATAATACGTGCAATCCGTTGTGTGTCGTAAATTTTAGGAATCAAGTCCACAATCTGACGTGTGCTGAACCGGATCGCGCGGGCGAGATTGTCACCATAATGATAGGTGCCAATATCGCTTTGTTTTTCACGTGCCAAGATCGCGCGGCCTGTGCGTTCGTTCGATGTCTGGCCTAAACTGGAGTCATATTGACCAGTTGTGGCCTTAATATCGTCCGAAGCGCCCATTTTAGCCTGAATTAGGCCGGTTTGCGCCATCGGGGGCTGTGCACGCATCGGAAGCGGCAATACCGAGCCCTGACCGTCTGTAACGTCTGGATTTACCTCTAAATAAGGCCAATTATTGACGTTAGCGGTTTTCCACTGTTGTTCATAGCCTTCAAATTGACCGCCATAACCAATAAATGGTGCTTTTGGCGCCAAGGCAAGCATTTCTGTCTCAGCCGATACCCAATAATTGTACATACGTTGGGCATCTTTGGCATTACGCACGATCCCGGCCACAAAAATGCGCCCGTCAACCTCAAATTCGTTACCAACAACACGAATAACCGGTATCCATTTACCAGCCCATTCGTTTTCTTCCAGCATTTCATAGCCATTTGTCTTACACCATTTGATCTTTTTACGATCAACAATGCGTTGACGAATGGGTTTCATGCCCATAGACTTGTAGTGTTTGTCTTCTGGATCGCCGTCAAAAGCCGAAACGTTGCCAACATACAAATTCAGCTTGGCGCTCTCATGCTCGATATAAAAGTACTCGGCAATACGGATCGTGGTATCGTCAAGCCATTGTTCTAGGCTTTCGTCCCCCACACCTTGTGCCATAATTGACGTAACCGGAGCAGCATTTGGGAACTCGCGTTCATACTGTTCTTTAGGCATGTCTTCAGTGATGAAACACCAGTTTGCATCCGCGCCACAAGGGTCTTGAATCGCTGGATCCATATAGACACTGAACGAATTACGGATGCGACCCAGTTTGATGTCTTGGTCAAAAGTGTTGTCATCGCAATATTCCGTCAAAATGCGGTAATAACCTTCGCCATAGGAGACTTGGTTCTCACACGCGGTGTCATAGACAATATCAGCGTCAGAAATGTACTCGATATGGCGCACCATACCTTCAAAAATCTCCGCAACTTCAACATCCGCCTTGTCATCCACGGGAATAACTTTACCGCCGGGACGGTTTTGGCGTTGTTCATTGGTGATCTGGCGCACATGCTGGGGCAGTTTATTGATCGTCAGGCATGGCCGCGCATTGATGGTTTGACCTTGGATCGAGCCACGGGTCGCCAGCACGTCGGCCGGCCATTGCCATTGGTTGTCAGGCGAACCTGCAAAGAACCGCAGGTCATCCAACTCGTCTTCACGGCTTTCAGAATACGCGTCGATTGCCACAGTCAGGCGATGGCGCATCGTTGCCAACACGTCGTCTTTCGACTTTTCTTTAGCGGAGCCTGCGTTTGCGACCCGTCCAGCGCCTTTGATACCTGTGTAATCAGCGTTTGACATTATTTCTTCTTTGCCTGTGCTTGACGTTTGGTCGAGTAGGCGATGGCGACCGCCTGCTTTACTGGTTTGCCAGCGTTGACTTCAGCTTTTACATTTGCTTTGAACGCTTTAGGACTTGTTGACTTTTTCAAAGGCATTTAAGACCCCATCCATGAAAGATTAAAATCCACGCTATTGCCGCTGTACGACCGGCGCGGTGAGGATTCGCGGTATTCTCTGTGGGCAACAGGGTACGCAAACGTCACTGCCAAAGCGTCAGCAGCGTCAGGGGAGGCTAAACCTCGTGCGCGCATTTCTTTTTTCCCTTCTAGGAAAATCGTCCCCGATGAGTTTGGCTTTTTCATCGGGCCTGTCAAGTCTGATTTTAATTGCCGGTCGTCAGGAATAGACGCAGACTTCAACCACTCGCGCATAGCGCCCCATATCTCGGCGCGCTTATTGCCCCACATAATAGAGTTCTTGGCCTTCCAGCCAAAGTTCACCCCACGCACCTTATAACGCTGTTCATTCAATCGGTCAAGGATGCCATAGCCCAGTCCCCCCTCGTCGATGGCGACCAACGTCGGCTTGAACTCCTCGATAGCGTCGATGACCCGCCCGACGATCTGCATGGTGTCCTCGCCTGAGTACCGTTTGATGGCGATCAGGTCGCGGCCTTGGCGTATAGCGATCACGGTGTTGTCGGCCCCGCCGCGTGCCGGGTCGATCCCCATCACGACCGGCGCCGTCATATCTTTGTGCGGCTCACGCTTGATGGCATCGTTGACAAGGTTGGGCGAAATGAACTGATCTTCCCCTGCGCTTGGAAACTCACCGTACACTTCCACGCAGGCTTGGTTAGAATCTGCGCCATACTCCTCAATGATCTGCTCATAGACCTGTTTGTCGGTATCCTCGACCGTGCGGGCGTCAACCTTTTCCGTGTCCCAAAAATTCCGCTTGGCGTTGAAGCACTCAAAGAAGTACCCCTGATTACGCCGTGGGTTAGAGAACGCGAACCAGTAGCGGTCCAATATGTTTTCCGTAAAGAAGCCAGCACCGACCGACCAGATGGCGTCGGGAATACCGCTCGCCTCGTCAAAGATCAGCATCATGCCGTCGTGGTTATGTACCCCGGCGTAGCTGTCTGGGTTCTCCTCCGACCACAGCTTACCCTCCGCCGCCCAGTAGCGCGTCCCTTTCTTTAGGTCGCGCTCGACCAGTTCGCACACCCATTTGGCAGGCATCAGCTTGGTCGCGCTGATCTCCCACCAATGGTTATTGATCGCCATCGCCGCCCACTTGGTCAACTCACCCCACGTCACTGACCGCAACTGCGCTTCCGAGTTCGCCGACACAATCACTGTGGAGCCTATTCGCGTTGTCAGCATCCACAAAATCAGCCAACTGACCAGCGCAGACTTACCGATCCCGCGTCCTGAACTGACCGCTTTGCGCAGTGTGTCCATCTGTATCTGGCCACGGTTGCGCTTGATGTGGTTGGAAATATCGCGCAGCACCTTGCGCTGCCATTTGCGGGGCCCGTGAAACTTAGCCAGCGGCGTGTTGGGTTGGCCCCAAGGAAACGTGAACAAAACAAACGCTTCTGGATCATCCGCGATCTGCGGCGACCACAGCTTCGTCATCAATAGTTGTTCTTCGTCCGACTTGTAGATCGGCATTTGAGCCATTAGGAATTTCCTTGAGCGGTTCGTGGTCTATGGTTGTGACGCGAGCGGCGGCGTCCGTCAACGCTTGCGTGATGGAGATGCGCTGGTACACATCCACGCTAATCTCTTGCTTGGCTGTCCAGTCGTGCCGGTGCTGCAAGATCGCCAGCGCCGCTTTAGCGTCGCCCTCTGCGGCTGCGGTGTGCATCGTCCGCGCTGCTGCCATCTCACTGTCGGCGCGTCCCTTCAACTCCGCCATTTCCGCAGCGGGGTCAAGTTGGCATAGTTGACGGTATTCAGTTGGCAGCATCCCGGCGGCAAGCGCCAGCGAGTCGCCTTTCAATCCAAGGCGCGCTGCTTCGTATATATCTTGGAGGCGCTTTTCAGTCGCCTTCACTTCGCGGGGCGAAAACGGAATAGAATGAAACATGGATGCAGATTAACATGTAACATTTTGTCTTGCAAGTTTCATTCTAAAAATTTTTTGCGTAACAGTTTGTGTTACGACATTTGATTTTTAAAAAAAAATTTTTTGTGAGACCTTCCTGACACATATGGCCGGTGCGTAGGGCCCAGCCCCACCCTCCTTTTTCAATCCCATTTTTGCCATCAATCCCACGCATGACATGGCACAAGTCTTGCTAGTAACATGTTACGATCTTGCAGAATAGGATTGAATCTTGTTGTGCAGGATTGCATCCCAACCAATAGGACAATCTCAACATTGGGATTTGTGGGCAATGTAGGCAATGTTAGCAATCATTTTTTAGTCGCTCGCTTGCTCAATTATGTTGCGGTGCAACATAGGCTTGGATGCGTCCCAATTCGTGGGATGTAGGCAATGTAGGCAATGTTGCCAGGGGAAAAAAATTGGCGCGGACTCACGGAATTTTCGCCCCAATTATTTTATAGGAATTTATACCTATAATTATATAGATTTTTCAGGTATATAATAAAATAACTAACATTACCAACAAAGCCATAAAGCCCTTTATTTTCAAAGCCATGCATGTAGGCAATCTAGGCAATTTTTCATTGCCCACCGATTGCCTATATTACCAACACAAAAAAAGTTTATGAAATGCAACAAAAAGTGTTGCACTATTTAAAAAGACGTGTTACACATAATCGACAGCGCGGCAATGTTGCGCTGCAACACTGGAAAAGGACAAAACACGATGAAAATTGCACTCTTAAAAGCTGCCGCGTTGTTTGCGTCAAAAGATCAATATCGGTATTATTTGGCTGGTGTCTACGTACACCAACACGACGGTCAAACGCGTGCCGTGGCTACAGACGGCAAAGTCCTGTTTGCAGCACAATACCGGCGCCGGTATTATCCCCGCGCCGATAGTGCCGACGTGACCGGCGCCGGTATCATCCCCTTGACGCTAATCAATCAAATTAAAGCGCCACGCGGTGTTGAGGATTGCACGATCACGATCATCAATGATTGTGTGACGATTGAATATGCTGGTAAATCAATCCAAGCGCCGGCGATAGTCGGCACTCTTCCCGACTATCGCCGCGTGTTGCCTGCGGATTACGACACGCAAACACCGGCGCAATACGATCCTGGCCATATGATACTGTTTAAGAAAGCGGCCAAACTGTTAAACGCCGGACCCATTTATATTCACCAAAACGGTCAAAATCCGGCCATTGTGCGCATTGGCGACGAAACGCATAACCTTGCTTACAATTGCTTTGGCATTATCATGCCATTGCGCGATAACGTGATCGGATCAGATAAACCTTATTATTCGTGGGCACGCGCATAACAACATTGCAAACTATAGGCGCGCGGGTCGCGCCTATTATTGGCAATGTTGCCAACAACAAGAGGGAAAAATATTATGAAAAATTATACGACTTATGGTGATAAAGCGAAAGAATTGGCTCAAAGCGTGATCCGTCTTGATAATGACGTGAACGGCAACCCCCGCTATTATTTGCCTATCTTTTTATTGCCAAGCATGGATGACAAGCGCCGTTTGCGTGGGGGACTTGCTAAATATCGGGGCAAGCGTTTTGGTGCTGGCTATGTTTTCACGTCGTATTCTTTAGAATATGACCTTTCGCACATTTTGTTTAGGATTGCAGCATAATGTCGCAGGATCAGTTAGCAACACTCTTTATCTTCGGTCCATTCATGGCGCTTGCGCTTGTTTTCATCGTTTGCCTTGAAATTGAACGTATGAAAGGACAATGAACAATGCACGTTAATATAAAACCAACTGAAAAACACACAATCTATGAAACTGGCGACCAAGCAATCAACCATGTTTTCATTTTTGGTATTTATGCCAATAAATGGACGCAAAGCGCGTCTTTTGGTCAATCAATCGACAAATGGCGCAAAATTAACGAAGCAATCAAAGCCCGCAATTTTGACGCTTTCAAAGCCTCAAAGCGCCGTGGTTATTGGGTTATTGAATTAAAAGGACAGTGAACAATGAAAAAAGCATATAAAATTTTAGCCATTGCGCGACACGTCATCACGTTAGACGCTTACAGCGACGAAGACGCAACGGAATTGGCGGCGCAAATCCCATTAACAAAATGGGATGATTTTGTCGCGCTTGATTTTGAAGTGTTAGACATAAACCCGCTTGATGATTATGAGGACNCCTCACGGGATGATTTGCCATGACAGGGCCGGATCAAAACACGTTCAGTGATAAGCTGGATCGTATGATCGCGGTTTATGACAAAGCGGGCCCAATGGCAGAGGCGCAAACAAAGACCTTGCGCCAATGCCGGGCGGCGCTACAGACCGTCAATAGCATCAATGAGCGACTAGCGAGCGAAGCCTATCTATTGCGCGAGGACGCTAAGGGGTTGGCGCAAGTCATGCGTGCGGATGATCGAGACCTTGACGACCCGCTATGGCAGGACGTGATCGCATTTTTGGAGAGCTTTTAAACATGAGCACGGGCAAAAGATATAACCAAGCGCAGGTCTTGGTTGCGTGGACAGAAAGCGACAAAATAAAAGCCAGAGGCATGATAGCCAAGGGCATGACGGCACGCGATATAGGTAAAGCGCTTGGCCGTTCACGAAATAGCGTGATTGGCTGGATGCACAGGCAAAAGATAGCGTCGAGCGTGCTTGTGAGGACGCCAAAACCAAAAATTGAAAAGGAAACAAAGCCAAAACCGCCACGCAAAAAGAAAGTAAGGCCGTTACAAAGCGCGAAAATTCCATCCTTTCATCATTTCACAAATGATGATGAACGACGATATGAGCCGTATCAGCCGT